CAAACGCAACAACTAAAGCCTATCAATCCATGAACACACTTCACAATAAGATGAACGGTGTATCGAATGCTAGTGAAACGCTAAAAGCTAGCATGGGCGGGATCATGAACAGCTTCGCCGGTAACCTGTTGGCTAGTACCGTGATGAATGGCATTGGCGCTATAAAAGGCGCCATCGAATCGATTCAAGATACTGCTACAGAATGGGCGCAGGTGCAAGCCCGCCTTAAATTGGTAGCCGGAAGCCAGGAAAACGCTATATACCTAAATAAGCAGATATTTGAATCCGCACAGCGTGCAAGAGGCGGGTATTTGGAAATGGCAGACGCCGTGATTCAAGTATCTCAATCCGCACATGACGCGTTCCCGGACCCAAGAAAAGCCGTAGAATTCATGGAAGGTATCCAAAAGGTATTCGCTATTGGCGGTGCATCGAAAGAAGCACAAAAGAACGCCATGCTTCAGTTAACGCAAGGTCTAGCATCTGGTCAATTACAAGGCGACGAGTTCAGGTCTATTGCTGAAAACGCGCCGATGATTGAAAACATCATTGCTAAATCTATGGGCGTATCCCGTGGCGAACTTAAAAAGCTAGCATCGGAAGGCAAGATTACTGCTGAAGTAATTAAAAACGCTATTATGAATAACTTGCCTGAGATTGAAAAGCAGTTTGAATCACTCCCTAAAACATGGGGCGATCATATGCAGTCGATTAAGAACAAAGCTATTCGGGCGTTTGAGCCTGTATTCCAGCGAATATCCGACCTTGCTAATAGTGAGGGCGTCCGTGAGTTAGTAGACAACGTAACGGGAGCTATCCAAACGGTAGCACCGGTATTCTACTGGCTCGTAGGTGTTATCGGTGAAACGATTAATACTGCCGTATGGGCGTTTAACACGTTATCTAACTTTGTTAGACAGCACTCGTCCATCATGTATACAGCAATGATAATACTGGGTGGCGTTATGGCGTTCTACGCAATTCAAGCCGGTATAGCAGCCGGAAGAACAATCCTCGCTGCCGGTGCTATGGCGATTAAGGCTGTAGCAGACTGGGCTGAAACTGCTGCCCTTTTGGCAATGATTGTAGCTCAAGAAGGATTGAACGCCGCATTATATGCGTGTCCGTTAACATGGGTAATCGGTTTGATTGTTGCAGTTATAGTCGTAATCTACTTAGCTGTAGAAGCTATTAACTATTTCTGTGATGCGAATATTAGCGTACTAGGAATCGTAGTAGGTGCTTTTTGGGCGTTCGGTTCCGCTATTTTCAATGTGTTCGCATTAGGCTGGAACATTATCGCAGCATTTGTTAATTTCTTGGCCAACGTATTTAAAGACCCATTACATGCAGTCGCTAACTTGTTTATCGACATATGGAACGGCATTTGGCAATTCGTGAAAGCTAGAATTAACGATATTATCGATGCGATTAATAAAATTCCTGGTGTAAATATCGATAAAGTAGGAGGGTCTACTGGTGTATTAGAACGGTTCGAGATTGCCGGCGGTGAAACCACTGTCATGGGTAAAATGGATTATTCTAGTGTTACGGGAGCTTTCGGCGAAGGCTATAACATTGGGGCTAACCTTAGTCTGGGTGATTTAATGCCTAACATGCCTGGTGTTAAAACTCCTCAAGAGTTTGACGCCAGCAAAATTACTCCAGGTGCTGATCATGATGCAGCCGATAAGACTAAGAAAAACACCGGTAAGACTGCCAAAAACACAGGCAAGATTGCCAAGTCTATCGACATGACAAATGAGGAAATCAAGGCACTCCGTGAAAGCGCTATCGATAAATCGTTGAAGAAATGGCAAGATGCCAATGTAATTCACATCCAAATGAATAACGATGTGGAAATCAACAACGGCACTGACCTAGATGGCTTTACAAGTCAAATCTCGAAAGGCTTGAAAGATGCATTTGCAATTCAAAGGGAGGGAATCTAAATGTATTACTTCTATATGGGGACGATGCAGATACCGATTCCCCCTAAAGAATTAACCACTACTATCAATGGCAAGAACGAAACAATGGAACTATTGGGGAAAGGCGAAGTTAACGTTATTAAACCGGCAGGGCTTACTGACATTGCTTTTAAATTCTTGCTGCCTAACTCCGATTATCCATTTAATGAGTCCTTGCTCTTTAAGTCTAAGAAGGCTAAGTACTATATCGATGAACTCGAAAAACTCAAAACTACAAAGACGATCTTCCAATTTATCGTAGTTCGAATGAAACCAGGCGGACAGATGCTAGCTATGACTAACATGAAGTGTACGCTTGAAAACTACGTCATAGAAGAAGACGCAGATAACGGCTTTGACTCTTATGCTAGCGTTACATTGAAACAGTGGAAGCCTTGGGGTGCTAAACGGATTGAAGTGAAGACCGACAAAGACGGTACTGCAAAAGGTAGCGTTAAGTCGGACAGACCGACTGACGGTAAGGTAGCAGCATCTACTGCTAAAGTGTCCAAAGGTCAGACTTTACAGCAAATCGTTAAGAAGCAACTCGGTAATACAGATAACCTGTTCCAAATTGCAGCACTTAACAAAATCGCTGTACCGGCTATCTTGGGAGTTGGCCAAATCGTCCAGCTTAAACGAGAGGGTAATAACGAATGGCTATAGATGAAAAGAAAACAGTCGAAAAATCTCAAATCAATGGCACTATCATTCCGTTACCCATGCCTACTCAACTTCACTATGAGCTAACCATCAGAAATAAAAGCACTGGTAATTTGTGGCTCATAGAACCCGAAGACGGCGTACAAATTACGAGAGCAGTCGACTGTGTTCCAAGTAAGATGACATTCAAAGTACCTAAAGACCCTAACCTCAATTTTGAAGAAGGTGATACAGTCAAGTTCACCTTAAACGGAGGGGCGGTATTCTTTGGGTACGTATTTGAAAAACAGCGCGACGGCAAGAATTCGATATCAGTAACTTGCTATGATCAGATACGCTATCTCAAGAATAAAGACTGCTATGTTATCGGAGCTATGACTGCGACTGAGTTCATCAAAATGGTGGCCGATGACTTTGGGTTGAAATGTGGTTATATGGACGATACCGTGTGGAAAACTCCGGAGAAACCTCAAACCATATTCAAAGATAAGTCACTGCAAGAAATGATATGCCAACTACTCGATAAAACGGCTATTTACACGCCTAATCATGCGTTCTATCATTTGTACGATGATGCGGGTGAGTTGCGGCTAGCATCGTTTGAAACCATGAAAACCGATATTTACATTGATGACGAGTGTATGGAAGACGTGCAATATACGACTTCCATAGACAAAGAAACATACAACTATGTAAAAATCGTCCGCACAGTTCCAAACGGGGCGTCAAGTAAGTTGGAGAACACATTTATAGCTAAGGACGATAAGAACATCGAGAAATGGGGCAGATTACAGTATTTGCTCATTCCTAAAGAGAAGGACGTCAACGCAGTAGCGCAAGCCAAGGCAATCATGGCCCACAAAAACAAGAAAAGCCGTGAGATTAAATTAAAAAATGTCATTGGCGATGTGCGTGTGCGTGGTGGATCCTTGGTGTACATTAATCGAAACTTTGGCGATATGATTGTTAATAATTACATGATGGTAACTTCTGTTACCCATACGTTTAAAACAGGATTTCACGGAATGGATTTAGATTTACGATACGTTGATAATGACGCAGCTTATGAAGTTGCGAAAGACGAAGATGCAGAAGCGGTTAAGAAAATTGAAGCTGCTAAGAAAACCAAAGGTACTGCAGCCACTACTGGGGCAGGAGGTACAGCAGGTCAAGTCGATACCGCATTCAGCGCCAATGACGGCCGAGTATCTCAATATGGTAGCGTAGGGTGCGCTGACACAGTATGCGCTACTGGGTCTTGGTACAATTCTGATTTGAAAGCAGAATATGACAAAGGGACGGCATCTGTTCCTACACTTCGCCAAAACCTAGAAGCGAAAGGCTATGTTACCGAGCAGTTTAACGGCTATGCCAATAAAGGCGATTTATTGATTTACGGTGATGATGATCATGTCGTAATCGCTGATGGTGCAGGCGGGTGCTTTGGTAACTCCTCAAGCCGTGGTTATGCTATGAAGTATGGCAACGCAAATTATGCATGGCATAATGACGAAGCGCCAACTAAGATTATTCGAATGGGGGCTAAATAATGGATAGCGAGTACATGAAAATCGTTAACACGATTAAGGAAATAGCGAGCACTGTTATATCAAACGGCGAGCCTATGGAAGTAATCGTCGGCGAAGTTGTCAGTGTATCACCGCTAGCTATTAAGATTGACCCTAAGTTAACTGTACCCGAAGAGAATATTATTCTTACCAAAAACACCTGTGAATGGACTATGGAGATGAGCGTTGATCATGTTACAGAAAACAGAGCAGGTGGCGGAGGTATGGCTGAATTTGCTAGCCATAACCACGACTACGTAGGCCGTAAGAAGTATCTCGTTCATAACCAATTAGTGATGGGCGATAAGGTCATTATGCTGAAGGAAACCGGCGGACAGCGTTACATAGCGTTAGACCGTTGGTATAACCCAAATAGGGGGTGCACGACTAAGTAATGGCAGATAATTTACTATTACCAAAACAAAATAACGATGCCCTTATTCCTGACACCGTGAATTACATTGAACCGTCGCACACGTATGATGTTGATTTTAGAACGGATAGCCAAATTAGGGGCTATGCAGATAAGTTGCGAGCTATGGAGCAAGCAATTTATAAAATTATTAATACGGAGCGATACCAATATATTATTTACAGTTGGAATTATGGCATCGAACTACAAGACTTATTTGGACAGCCAATTCCGTATGTGTACGCTGAGTTACAGCGACGCATAGAAGAGGCTTTACTGAATGACGATAGAATAACTAAAGTATACAACTTTGATTTTAGCCACGAAGGTGGTGACGTCATGGTTGAGTTCGATGTAGATACCATCTATGGTACGCTACAAAAAATCAAGAAAGGGGTGAAAGGTATTGTATGAGCATATGACGGCCAATCGAATTGAAAAACGAATGCTCGATAGAGTTAAAGATGAATTCGATCGGCGCGAAGGTAGTGTTATATACGATGCTACAGCTCCAGCAAGTGTAGAGTTTGCAGAGCTCTACATCCTAGCAGATGTTATCTTGAAACAAGCGTTTGCAACTACTGCAGACCGGGAATTCCTAATACTTCGTGCAGCAGAGTTTAATATTTACCCGGAACCGGCCACGCAAGGCGAATTTGAAGCCCAGTTCAATATGGAAGTACCGATTGGCTCCAGGTTTAACTACAACGAATATAACTTTGTTGTAACAGAGGTAATCGACGGCGCGGAACATAAGTACAAGCTAAAATGTGAACAGTACGGACGCACTCCTAATGCGACCACAGGCGATATTACGCCAATACAAGGTATTAATGGCCTTACCTCTGCTAAGATATTGAAGAATATCACACCTGGTGAAGATGAAGAAGACACCGAAGTATTCCGAAAACGGTACTTTGATGCTTTGAAATCTAAAGCCTACGGCGGTAATGGTGCGGATTATAAAGAAAAGGTGCTAGCTATCCCAGGCGTTGGCGGTGTTAAAGTATACCGTTGCTGGAATGGCGGTGGCACAGTTAAGTTAGTCGTTTTAAATAGTGATTACAAGCCTGCAGCTGATGAACTGATTAAGGAAGTAGAGAACGTTATAGACCCAGCGCCAAAAGGCAAAGGGTATGGGCTCGCTCCTATCGGTCACACCGTAACAATCGAAAAAGCTGACCCGGTAACGATCAACTACCGAATTGAAGTCACCATGATGAGCGGGCACAACATTAACGAAATTCAAACACTTGCAGAGAACGCTATCAAGCAACGATTGCTTCTACGTGCTAAGGAATGGTGTAATCAAGACGAGAAGGAACATGTTATTCTTCGGACTAGTCTTGTAACGGCTTTAATGGTTGATCTTCCTAATGTTCTTGACGTAGGTAGGATTACTATAAACGGTGCTTCTGTTTCAAAACTTGAATTGAAGGATAATCAAATCCCAGTAGTAGGGACGATTACTTTGGTGGCAGTATGATTACAGACTTTGGGATTTTTAAACGGGATATTGATATCTCACAATTCGCCGTTCCCTTAACTCGAGATTCTCGGGATATCCAAGAAATCTATCGAGTGGAGTCGGCTGAATTACAACTACTTTGGGATATCATGCTAGATATCTTTAAAGAAGAATACATCTACACCGCAGCAGATTACGGACTTGAAGCATGGGAACAAATATTAGGCATCAATCCTCCGGATTTGACAGACACAGAAGGGCGCAGAAGTGAAATACTATCGGTATTAATCGGACAGCGCCCTTTTACTATGCCTAAAGTACAAGAAATGCTTAACTTTAAGTTTGGTAATCATGTAGTAACGCACTCTGTTAACTCCGATAGATATGAGTACTGGTTAGACGTAGTCGATGGATTTGAAACACAGCTCAACAATATCATTGATTACGTTGAGCCTTTAATTCCTAAGAACTTAATTATCAAAACTAAAAGTACTACAAACCTTAATGGCGAAATATATATCGGTGCTATATCTGATGTATATGAATCCTTCCATGTCGGAGCGGCATTAGATAAGTTTGATTTCAAAGTAGGCTCTAACATCAATATAGGCATGAGCTTCGACGTATTAGAAACAATTAAAGTATAAGGAGAACACATGGCTTCTATTTATCCAAATACACGATTAACCAATTATGGCCGTGAGTTAATCGCAAGATCGCAAGCAACCGGTAAGAAGTTGCAATACATTAAGCTAGTTACTGGTGACGGTCAGCTCGATAATCAAAATATCGATACTATGACCTCCGTTCTAGCCCCAAAATTAGAGTGCCCGTTCACTTCGGGCGGTGAATTCGTAGGCGACGGCCAATTTAGAATTGAATTCGCTGTTGGCAATAGCACAGTAAATAGAGGGTTCTTCGCTAGAGAGTTAGGCGTATATGCTAACCTTGAGGGCGAAACTGATTCCGCTGCTAAACTCATTGCTTATAGTAACGGCGGGAACTATGCTTCCTATATTCCGTCCAAAGAGACACCGATTAATTCTAAAGTGTTCTCTTTAGATGTAGTAATCGGTGATTCTACGAATGTAACAGTTAAGAAGATTGATGCGGCATACCTCACACGAGGGGCATTAGATTCTCATAACCGTGATACAAGTGCACACACCAATATCACAGACCAAATTAAGGCGATTCTCGGAAGTGCGAACTGGAACGACTCCCCGGCCAGTACACTTGTTACAATTAAAAGCCTGTTAGGACAAGGTGCTATAGTTGCGTCTAAACTTGATGCTAATGCGGGCTTTGTTAAATTTGCTAATGGTTTCACTATCCAGTGGGGAGTAGGCGGCCAGGATAACGTGACCAAAAGTGAAGTAAGATTCCCAATCAAATTCACAACGATATTTATGGCCTACGCCATTGATGCGTACTGGTCCGGCGCTGATACACCTAGATACTTTGCTACTTCCGTGTCTGAAAGCAACTCCACTAAGGCCGTATTCTCGGCGAGTGATAGATACGCTGCTTCTTATTACTGGGTTGCTCTAGGAACTGTCTAATTACCTACCGCGATATATCTGCCCCATGCCGTCGTTTTATTTAATCCATCTTTAGCCGCCTGAGAATATACTTTAACCCCAGTTCTAGTATGCTCTCTAAACGAATGGACCTGGTTATCAACATTGTTACCATTCATATCATTACCGACTACTACGTAACACTCTCTATCAAAGGAAACAGGAAATGAAATTGTACCTCCTATTGGTACGTTAGTAAACGCTCCCCACTGGGGAGTTACTTTAATAATTCTATGGCTTTTCGTAGTTCACGAATAGCCTTATGCGTGTATACCCTGGTAGTGATATCACCTTGTTTATGGCCTAGTAAGGAGCGTAACGTGTTGGGTGGCGCCACCGCATCAAGTAAACTGGCGAATGTATGCCTGGTATCGTGGATAGTATGCTTGCAGTTAAGATGCTTCATAATATCCCGGAAATGCTTACGGAATGATGTGTAGCTGATAGTGAATAGGTAATCGCTAGTATGCAGTTGCTCTATTATAGGCATGATGCGGTGATGAATGGGAATAATACGACCTTCACCGGCTTTTGTTTTAGAGCGTCTTACGATGAGGTATGATGATCGTCTATTGATATCCTGCCTACGCAAGTTAAGTAGCTCACCTATACGTAGTCCGGTGTAAAGCAGTATTAAAATCATATGTGAATAAGAAGTATCTATTGCCCATAATTTGTTGATTTGTTGGCGAGTGAATACTCTTCTCTTAATCGTTGGGATATTGGGGCCTAGGTTTAAGTGTAAGGCGTAATTAGTGATAGGGTAATCTTTAATGATTGCGTAATTAAATAATTGATTAAGTAGTGTACGGACTTTCTTACAAGATGAGTAGGAAAGTCCTTTTACGTGCATGGAATTAATCACATTTTGAAGGTGCTGAAAATGAATGTCCGTGATAGGCATATCCGCTATGTTGGATATGTGTTTAAAAGCAATGCGATAAGACTTAACAGCACTATCAGAAATAGACTGAGAGTGAATAGGCAGCCACTCGTTAAATAGTTGCCTTAATGTAATGGTATTGCGTTGTCTACGTTTTAGCATAATAGCGTAACGGCGCATAATTTCACCTCCGAAAGGATACGACTATGAATCAATATGTATTTGTGTTAAACGGAATGGGCGAACGAATTACGTCCTATGTTGATAATACAGTAACGCAAGAGCAGTTGTTAGCAACTGCAAAACAAGAATGGCCAGACGCAGCGGATTATATTTACTCTGCAGATGGCGGCGGCATGCTAGATGAATTTATGGGCGGTAAATTCTATGTAGACGGCAAGTTTGTCGAACCTGCTCCGTATGTTCCTACAAAGGAAGATAAGATTAATGCGATTAAATCTGAATACGAGCCACGCTTCAAATCCTTAGAAGAGGCTCAGCGCAGATTGTTATTAATGGGAAAACCTACTGGGGCCATTAGTGCACAATATATCAAATTAAATACCGAAATGGTAACACGTATTAAGGAGGTACAATAATATGCCTAAATATATCGGAGAAAGTAAAGTACCTGTTATGGAATTTTGTGAGTACTGCTGGGAAGTGCTTAACGAAGACGGAACATGCCCAACAGAGGGCTGTGTCCATAATGATTTAATGGACGAGGTACACGAAGATGAAACTACCAGTCCTACACAACTTTAATGCAATTAAAGGGGAAGTGATTTCTCTTAGCATTGGTTATAACAATGTTGTTGCAAGTGAAAGTTTGTTCGCCTGTGTTCGTAAATATTCTCCGGACGAAGAATATAAAGCTAAGTTCGATATAGACGTGTCTACCGACGAGCTAGAAAACGATGAAGCATCTAAAATCACTCTTTCGTTGGATACAAATGCCCTAGCAGTCGGTAAATACCAATGGGACTTATTTATTTGGAATGGCGACCACCCTATCAAATGTCTAGTTAAAGGACAAGTTAATATAGTCGAAGGCGTTAGCAATAGGGGGAAATGATGGACGAATTACACATTCACGAAGATAACGAAACGATCAAAGTTAAAGACAATACTCAAATCGTTAAACTACAAGGACCAAAGGGTGACCCAGGAGAGCAAGGGCCTCCTGGTCCTCCTGGACCTCCAGGCGAACCTGGTCGAAATGGTATTGACGGATTAAACGGTGAGCGAGGCCTGCAAGGTCCTCCTGGACCTCCTGGCAGAGATGGAGTTAACGGTCTTAAAGGCGACCCAGGTCCTAAAGGTGAACCAGGTAAAGACGGAAAGCCTTTTACTTATGATATGTTCACACAGGAGCAATTGGAGAGTTTAAAAGGCCCTAGAGGTGAACAAGGCCCACCAGGACCGCCTGGTACTGGTGCTAATGTAGATTTATCAGCCTATACAACTAAACAAGATGCCGATAATCTGTATCTAAAAAAAGTTGATATAAGAAATTACCTTACTATGCTAGGCGACCCTAAGTATGCATTAAAGACAGAGCTAAACGATTATTTATCTAAAACAGATGCGACAAATAATTACGCTCAAAAGGGTTGGGCTACTCAAACATTCGCCTATAAGAATGATTTAGGTACTTTCATTAAGAAAAACGAGATTGCTCAATATGCGTTAACACCTGGCGATGCTTCTACTCGTTACGTTAATAAACTAGAGGGGCAGTCCTTCGCTCAAAAATCTGAATTAAGTGATTATGTTAAGAAAACGGAAATTAATCAGTATACATCAAGTACACAAGGGCCGCCAGGGCCTAAAGGTGAGCCGTTCAAATATTCTGACTTCACGCAAGACCAACTTAATGCACTTAAAGGGCCAAAGGGTGATAAAGGCGAGCCGTTTAGATATTCTGATTTTACGGCAGAACAATTACTAGCTTTAAGAGGGCCTAAAGGAGACCCTGGAAGCGGTGGTGGACAAGCGACCTCACAACCAGTAGAAATATATGAAGTTGTATGGGGAACGGCAAAAGCAGGTGAACGAGGTACGGACAGAGGATATTTAGCATTCGACCCCTTAACTGGATGGGGGTACTTGCATTTTGACTTTGTATTAACCGCCCCTTCCGGTAATGGTAACGTAATCGCATCGCTTCCACCGAATTCTCCGGTTTCTGTACGGCTAATAGAAAAAAGCGTTAATGTAAATAACAATAGTGTTTATGTTGAACGAAATAGTCGCATGATTAAGGCTTGGGGTGTACCGGCGAACACTCGGTATATTATTGATATTATAGGATTTTGGAGAAAGGTGTAATAGATGTGGACTTTGCAGTTTGAGTTGAACGACATCTTAACAACACTCACAATAGTGGGTGTTGTTGCGGGGGCTGGGTACAGACTACTGATTATCCCGCTACTAGAAAAACTGGACCTTCAAAGAATGCAAGATAATTTGATGTTCCAAGAAAAAATGGGCGTGCTTACCGATACGTTGAAGGACTTAAAAGATGAAATTAAGCTATCACGTGAACAACGTACTAAAGCATATACGGAACATGTGAAGCTAACATCTCGTGTCGACGGCATCGAAGCTCGTGTTGATGATATTAAGGAGGCGTTACATGAACATTCCACCAAATCTCATCAATACAATTAAACAATCTTATAAATCTGTGAGGGTGGCTAACATCCACCCTACAGGTATATTCGCTACTCGGGCGCTAGTATTTATTATGCTAGTGCCTATTTTATTGGTAATAACTCAATATGTTATGTCATTTGTTAGCGGGTACGTATCTGACGAGGCGAACAAGCTGATTACTGTAGGGCTTAATATTATAGATCATATATTCATCCCTAGCGTATTAATGGCTGTTGTAGGCTTCTTAGGGCTTTGGCTAGACAAGAACAATAATGGCATTCCTGATAAATTAGAAGAGGAGGATAAACGATGAAAGTATTTATTAATCCCGGGCATGATATTAATTTAGATAGTGGAGCGGTTAACCCTGTATATGGCACACGTGAATGCGATGTGGCCCGTGATGCGGGCAAAATATTAGCTCGCTATTTGGAAACAGCAGGATGTGAAGTCCGTACTCTGCAAGATGATGATTTAGGTCTAGTATGTTCTGAATCTGATTCTTGGGGCGCCGATATATTCGTATCACTTCATTGTAATGCGTTTAACACGGAAGCTCGAGGTACAGAAACCTTGTATAAGTCCTTTAATGGGCAACGATTAGCAAACGATATTCAAAGTCAAATCATCCGCAGCATTAATACAGTAGACCGTGGAGTTAAGAAACGCGATGACCTTTGGGTACTAAATGGCACGGACGCAACTGCTGTATTAGTTGAAATGGCCTTCATCGATAATGAAGAAGATCATGCTATGCTGACTAATGATTTAGATACTATCGTTCGTGCCATTGCTAGGGGGATTACTGACTACGCAGGAGGACAATAATGTATGACAAAATCAAAGTTTTACTTAATAGCCTTAGTTACCGCCATGCTGTTATCGGTGGTATTGTGCTCCTCTCCGTCTTTTGCTGCTGGTACATCTTCCACGAGCCAAACGGAAGCAACAATCACGATTCCCTTAACACAGTGGAACGAATTGAAAAGCAACAACGAGAAAGCCTTGAGCTTAATCGAGACATCCAGCATGCCATTGACCGAGGCTCAGACCTTAGTCATGAAGCAAAAGAACGAATTGACCGAAGCACACAATACAATATCGACATTGGAAACAGAATTGATGAAAGCAAAAATACTATCCATGAAGCAAGAGGTTACCTTGTCCGAAATGCAGAACTCATTGACCGAATTGAAAGGGCAAATCGACAACGACAAGAGAACAATCAAACGACTACGGATGCAGCGCAACCTATCTCAGATGGTGGGAGCGGGAGCAGTGATTGGAGTAGTGATTCATCGGTAAAGAGGTGATCCAAATATCTCCCTAGCCTTGCGAGGGTGGACGTAAGGCTAGCCCCAGGTAAATACTACCTGGGGCTTTTTGTGTTTGACATCATTTTGACATCAATTTATTAAAAAATATATAGAAATATAGATAAATGTGATACTATGAAATGCAGTTAAATACTGTGTTTACTGGGTTTATCTATAGCGTGAAAATTAACTCTTAATCAGGGTGTCCAGGGTTCGAACCCCTGGTGGTCCACCAAAATAAACCCGCACTACTGTGCGGGGTTTTCTTCTATATTTTAAGTATT